TGCACTCGACGGAAGTTGGCTCGCTCTGCGGAGTGTGTTTGCGCGAATTCGAGGCTCGAGGACCGCGCGCGCTGCCGATGCAGGTCGCAAGCGCTGCGGCGTTCCAGTTTGCAGCGGAGACGCGCGACGCGCGGATTTTGCTCGACGAGGATCCGCGATGAGACGCGCAGCGCTCCGAGCGATTAACTGTGCGGTGACGATCGCAGCGGTTCCGGCGTGGCTTGTTCTGCCGGCGGCGGCGGCGCTGTTGGTCATCGAGTCGATGACGCGATTTGACGAGGACGAACGATGAAAGAGGTTCGATACGAACGACGAGCGCTCGACGAGCTTGTCGCGGCAGACTACAACCCGCGCACCATCAGCGGCCCGGCAATGAACGGGTTAAAACGCTCGCTCGACCGTTTCGGGCTCGTGCAGCCGATCGTCGTCAACGCAAAGACCAGCACAATCGTCGGCGGCCATCAGCGCGTGCGCGCGCTGCTCGCACAGGGCGAGAAAGAGGTGCAGGTCGCGCTTGTCGAGCTTTCGCCAGCGGAGGAGCGCGCGCTAAACGTCGCGCTAAACTCCCCGCACATTGCAGGCGAATTTACGGACGGTCTGCAATCGCTGCTCGAGCAGATTCGCGCGGAGTCGCCGCAACTGATGGACGATCTACGACTCGACGCGTTGCTCGACGACCTAAACGACACGCTGCCAGAGCCCGGCGACGCCGGAGTCGACGACATCGGCGAAACGTTCGCGATTATCGTCGAGTGCGACAGCGAAGCGCATCAGCGCGAAATGCTCGAGACGTTCGAGCAGGAGGGTTTGACGTGCCGCGCCATCATCTGACGCGCGAGTGCAGCGTCGAGCGCTCTCCGCGCGTGAAACAAATCGAGTCGCTGTTCGACGTCCCAGCGGCGACGACCTCTCGAAACGAGTGGACGTTTGAAACTGACATTGACGCAGACGACTGGAGTATCGGTCTGATTGTCGGCGCGTCCGGCAGCGGAAAGACGACCGCGGCGCGCGAGCTGTTTGGCGAGCACATCGTCGAGGGCTACGACTGGAGCGCGACGCGCGCGCTACTCGACGACTTCCCAAACGACGTTTCGACACGCGACATCGCGACAGCGCTCGGAAAGGTCGGTTTCTCGACGCCTCCTGCTTGGATGCGTCCCTTCGGCACGCTGTCGAACGGCGAGCAGTTTCGAGCGACAGTCGCGCGCGCGCTCATCGAGGAACCCGAACTCGTCGTCCTCGACGAATTTACGTCCGTTGTGGATCGACAGGTCGCGCGCGTCGCGAGCGCAGCAATCGCAAAGCACGTTCGCAGAATGAAACGGCGATTCGTCGCCGTCACCTGTCATTACGACGTCATCGACTGGCTACAGCCCGACTGGATTCTCGATATGGCGGACAGTCACTTTGCGCGGAGGTCGGTTCAACCCCGCCCGCGCGTCGACATCGAGATTCGACAGACTGCGCAGCCTCGGGCCGCTTGGCGACTCTTTGCTCGTCACCACTATCTGACTGCGGAGTTGCACAGCGCTTGTCGCGCGTTCGTCGCGCTCGTCGATGGAGCGCCGGTCGCGTTTAACTCGTTTTTGCATTTCCCGCACGCTCGCACTCGCAACATTAAACGAGGTCATAGGCTCGTGGTTCTGCCGGACTGGCAGGGGCTAGGGATTGGACCGTGGTTCGACGACTGGCTCGGCGAATGGCTGCACGCGCGCGGGTTTCGCTATCACAACTCAACCGCAAACCCGACGATGATCCGCGCGTATTCGCGCTCGCCGCGCTGGCAGATGCTCGGCAGAGGCGCGCGCTTAAAGTCGGGACCCAATGCAAAAGCTGAATTGCGCAAGTCACAGCGACAAACGCGCAGATTAAGCACGGCGAGTTTCGGCTACGTTCCACTAAAGGGCGGTGCATCATGACGTTGCGACACTACGTCAGCGCAAAGATCCACAACATTCGAGTGACCGCGAAATCCGTCGAATATCACGGCTCGATCGCGGTGTGTCCTGCGCTGCTTAAGGCTGCGAACATCGAGCCATTCGAGCGCGTCGACGTAATCAATCTAAACAACGGCGAACGCTGGACGACATATGCAATCGAGGGTCGCGACGCGGAGTTGTCGCTTAACGGCGGCGGCGCTCGACTCGGAGAGCTCGACGATCGCTGCGTCATCATCGCGTATGCAATGCGCGAGTCGTTCAAGCCTGCGGACGTTGTCTACTGCGGCGAGGGAAATCGAATCTCGACGACGTTTCAGTATGAGCACAAGCGATGAAACCGCGCGTCCTCGAGCTCGGAAGCTACATCGCGCCCGCATACGCCGGAATGATTCTCGCCGAGCAAGGGTTCGACGTCGTCAAGTGCACACTCGACGCACGCGACCCGATCCACAGTTTGCACATGGGCGACGAGCTCTGGCGCTGGATTAACGCTGGAAAACAGGTGCGAAACGAGCACGCGCGCGACGCGCTGCAAAGGCGATTGTCCGCATACGACCTTGTCGTCGACAACTTCCGCGCGTCGACGCTCGCTCGCTGGGACATCATCCCCAAGCAACTCGCAGTCGAGCATCACGTAGCGTGGGTGTCTTTGCGCCCGGAAATCGGCGAGCGCTCTTTCGACGTCGTCGCTCAGGCGCAAGCGTGGGCGGACTTCGGCGGATTTCTCGACTTCTACATCGGCGACACGACCGCAGGGCTCTGGCTCGCGTTCAAACTGCTGGCGATGTGGGCGCGCGGCGAGGTCGGACATCGCGTGATTCCGCACGCGACAGCGCTTGCGAAACTTGTCGAGGGCGAGCTCGTCGTCGATCGACCAAGCGGCGCGCATCCGTTCGACGCAGAGCGCTACGGGAACGACGGCGCGAATGCGCTCGTCGAGCATCGCGGAACGATGACCGTCGAGCCGGTTCGCGACCGCGCGTGGCGACTCAAGAATCTGCGACACATTAACGGAAGGCTGATTCTCTGATGGCGCGCGGACGTCCGACAAAACTAAACGAGCAGGTCATCGCGACGATGGAGACGGCAATTTCCGGCGGCGCCACGATGAACATGGCGGAAGCGCACGCGGGCATCGGCAAAAACTCGTCGATGCTTTGGATGAAGCGCGGAGCGGAGGACGGAGCGCCGAAAATTTACCGCGACTTCCGCGAACGCATTATGCGCGCGCGCGACAAGGCCGGTCTGCGCTGGCTCGCGGAGATTCAGCGCATTGGACGCGACAACAACGATTGGCGCGCATATGCGTGGCTACTCGAACGCAACTTCCCGCAGCAATTTGGAGCGCGACAGCGGCTCGAGGTCGCAGAAACGCAGTCGGATGAACGACAAGATTTCTGGCGAAAGTGGGCGCAGGCGGCGGCGGACGCAGACGCGAAAGAGCGGGAAAGCTCCAGCGATGAGAAGGCGGACAAGTAGCGCGGGCGCGCGATGACCCCGAACAGGTTACAGCGCGACATCATCCGAGAGATTCAGCGCGGCTCGCAGCTCGTCGCGATTCAAGCGGGATGGGCAAGCGGCAAAACGTCCGGGCTTGCGACGTCGATCGGGCTGTTAAACGACGTTCGCGGTGGCTGCACCTCTGCGTGGGTTATGGACACATATCCGCGCGCAAAATTCGTCTCGATTCCGAGTTGTCGCGATTGGTTGCGTCCAACCGGCTGGGTGCAGTCGGAGCAGGGTCGAACGTGGACGGCACCGAACGGCGGCGTGTTGTGGATGTTAAACTACTACGCACAGGCCGGCGAGGACGGAAAGCGTCTTGAGGGTCCGAACCTAGGATTTGCCGTCATCGACGAGTGCCAAGACTTGCCGCCGACTGTGCTCGAGCGCATGACCGGGCGCGTCGGTCGCGACGGCTCCGGTCCGCCGCTCATCATCTGCGCCGGGCTTCCGATCCATGATGCGTGGTGGGTGCGCGCAGCGGAGCGACATCCACGCGGCGCGGTCATCATGGCGACCTCGCACGCGAACGCGGACAATCTTACTGCGGAATGGTTCGACAACGCGCGCGCGAATCTGTCGCCCGCTCGGTACGCAGCGATGGTCGAAAATCGACCGATGCCGCCAGAGGGACAGGTCTATTCGATGTTCCGCGCGGACGAATGGCCGAACGGAAATCTCGTGTCAAACGTCGATCTGATCGGGCGCGACTGCATCGTCGCGGCTGACTTCGGCGTCAACAATCCCTCCGCAGCGATCATCGTCCGCGACACCGCGCGCGATGTCGACGTCATCGTCGATGATGTGCAGCCGAGCGACGTCAGCGTCTACGAATACGCAGAGCGCGTCGCAGCTCGAATTCGCGCTCGAGGTCTGCGCGTCTCGCGCGTCGTCGGCGATCCAGCGGGCAACGCTCGCAGCGCGACGAACAAAGACCTCGCGACGCAAGCGCGATTGTTTGTGCGTCATCTCGGTGACGAGCTTGGCGTTCGACTGCCGCCGATGTTGTCGACGACCGAACCGGAGCGACGCGCAATTCCTGCGGGCGTGCTCTGTCTGGGTCGA